GGATTTGATTCTCTAACATATATGGGTTCTTGTAAACCGTATATCTGTTATTAAGAGCACCTATCTGCTGTACGCCCATCGCATACTTGTTGTTGTTCGCATCACCATTAGTAGCAGCTGCGTAGCCAGGAATACTTTCGATGATTGTTGCAGTCTCAGGAGACACAACAATAAAGTTAGCACCACCACGTAGTGTTTTCTGATGAATTGCGTTACTTACGGCTTGTATTTTGTTTCCAAGTGTTTGGAACCACTCGCCTTTAGTGTAAGCATTTGAGTTACCGGAAATCTCTTCGAATCCAGCTCCTCTTGAGTCAAGAGCACTATTGTACTCAAAACCAACTTTTGCAGACCAATATTCTTTCTTAGCAGAAGCATCGTGCATTAACATATCAAGAATTTCTAAGTCTATTTCCATAGAAACGTACTCAGAAAGCATAGATGTTAATTCAGCTTCAGCGTCAACTGAATGATATGCGTTTAAGTCTTGAGCAAGTTCAGGTGTCCAAACTGCTTTCAATTTACGTGTCTTAGCGACAATCGGAATTGATTTCATTTGGATGTCTACCTGAGGTATACTCAAGTCTGTTGGTGTTGGTTCTGCAGGTGCATCTTCAAAGTCACCTCTGCTTGTAGCACCGGTTTCTTTAATGTATTTAACACCAAGGTTGTTACCACTCAATCCTGAAGCCGCAGCGATGATAAAGTTAATGTTATCACCATCTACTTTTGTATAAGCAGGATAAAGTGTTGTAATACCTGAACCTGTTAATTCGAAAGCTCTTACAGCTTTTAAATCAGGACTTGACATATCACCGTGTACTACGGTAACTTTTGTCAAACTTCCTGTAGATGCTAAAGATGGTTCGAAATCAACGTCACTCCAAGCAACTGAGCTTGTAGCAAATTTGCCTGTAGCGGCAGACCCGTTAATATCTAAGTCTTCTAAAGAAACTTCTTTAGCAGAATATCCAAATTTACCCGCACCATATAGTCCACCGCTTGCATCGCCTGAGCCACTTGTGTTACCAAAAATGTCTCCACCTGATGAAGCAAGACCATTAGCTGAGCCATACTTGAAATCAAGATAGAAAATAAGTCCACTTGGAAGATTCATAGGCTGAACGCTTACGAAGTCTTGTGCGGCTAACTCACCAAAGATTCTACGAACCAATGGAAGTGCAACACCTGACCATTCTTCTTTGTTAGAAGAAGTAGAAGTCTGTGAAGCTTCTTTAACAAGCTGTGAAGCCTGATTCTCAAGAAGTACAGACATACCACTTTTTCTTGACTCATCATCTATGCCATCAAGTAGACCTGTTGGTTCCCATTTCTCAACTAATTTTCTTGTGTGAGCAAGAAGTTCAGCTTGAGGATTTTGGGCGCTCATTAAGTCATTAATGTTGTCATAATTAGGCATTTTAATTCCCCTTAAATGATGTTGGCCAACTTCTTGAATCTGTCACGAAGTGCGTTACCTTCAGAAATTACTTCTGATTGTTTTTCACTCTTTGTTGATGCGACAGCTTTAGAAGCTGAACCTTTTGATTCTTGAATTTCATTTTTCTTAGCACCGCCAAATGTTTCAGCCATTGTTGAATAAACCAACTTGACTTCACGTATGTTTGATGCTCTATCGAAAGTTTCAACAACTTTCATTTTTTGCTCATTGTTTAAGCCATAAGCACGGAAAAGCTTGTTAGTAAACAAAAGCTTAGCATTGAGAAGATTGACTTCGTTTAGCTTGTCTCTCATAAATTTGACAGCTTCACGTGTTTCATCTAACTCAGCACGTAGTTCAGCAACTTCATCGACTTCTTCTTCTACTTCTTCACCTTCTGTGACTTCTTCGTCTTTTAGGGCTTCTAAAATTGAATCAAGGTCGAACTCTTCATCTACAGACTCGTGTTTAGCTTTACCAGCTGAACCGATTCCTGATGAATCGCCACTCTTCTTATCGTGTGCATTATCACTTTTGCCAATACCTGAAGAAACGTCATTTTCTTCGATGTCGTCTTTATCTTCATCATCTTCATCTTCTTCTTTGACTTCATCTTTTTTGTCATCACGTTCTTCGCCTTCTTCAACTTCGTCATCTTCTTCTTCGTTGATTTCAGCTTCTAACTCTTTGATGATAGCTTCAAGGTCTAACTCGTCAGATTCATCAACTTCGTCTTCATCTCCGTGTTCTCCCTCTTCTACTTCATCATCGTGTCCACCTTCGTGTTCGCCTTCTTCAACTTCATCGTCACGCTCTTCTTCAACTTCATCATCACGTTCTTCTTCCATCTCGTCACCATCTCTTCTCATCTTACCTTCTTCTTTTTCATCACGCTCTTCATCTATTTCATCTTCTTCTTCATCGATTTCGATTTCGTTCTGAATCTTCTGAGAAAGCATATTTTGAAGTTTAGGTGTGAAAGCTTCTTCTAAAGCCAACTTAGCGTTAGCAATAGCTGTTTCACGAACTGCTTTGGCATCTGCAATGGCATCTTTTAATAAATCATCCATTACTATTCTCCTTAAAGGATTTTTGGAATTAAAATAGTTATTTTAAACTATTATAGAATTACTCTATCGGTACACTTTATGATGTACGAAAGTACGAAAGTGTA